ACAAGGTACAATATCGGTATTTTTTTTTTTTTTTTTTTTTTTTATTTTTTTTTTTTTTTTTTTTATATTAAAAAATTAAATCCAATGTTTTGGTTATTACAATCAGATCTACATAAGATCCAAAGGAAGCTAAAATTTATACGACTTTTCACCATAGGTGAAATATAGTGAAAAGAAGAAGCTATTTTTGGATGAATCTATGCAGAAATCTATCAAGCCCGGAGATGAAATCCGGCAAAGGTCTTGCTTAGCAATTCTACATAGAGAAAAATGAAAGTCTATCGACATAAAACTAATATTAAAATTAGAACTAAAACTAAAGACATCAGTAGCATTTATATACTGATGTGTTAGACGCCCGCGATAGAATAGGCGACAGTGAGACGGCAAACAGGTGCTCCAATATCATAATCAAATTGGAAATCATCTGCAGCAGCTCGGTGAATATAAAGGTAGTCGTTAAATATAAAACCACTACCGTTTGCTTGTTTGGTTGATCTACCCAAAATTGCAACTCCCATGGGTGTTTGGCGAGATTGAATTAAACCAAAATATGCTGCCAAAGATGTAATCGCAGCATGTGGGCCCGTAGGTAGAAATGGAGCATCACAGTAATATGGGAACTGAATCTCAACCCCGGACTGCAGATTTTCGCTAATAGGAAATTGCGTAGCAGTATTAAGATTAAGCACTGCATCGGCAAGAACATTTCCTCCAGCCAAAAATAAAGAGTAAAAGGTAGCACTCTGATTACCAAAGGTGGGAGCTCCAAGCACCACCGCGGGAACGATCTCTGAATTAGGATAATATGAAACGGTCCAAGGAACAGATTGCATATTAGCATTCTGGTAAAGATACCTTAACCCTCCATGCCAAAAACGATACAAGCATTGAAATCGTGTTAGGAAATGAGGGGAAAAATTTCCACCTGCATCCCCTGAATATGGAAATAGGAATGGCAAGGTGGTAATTGTCTGTGATCCTGTTAAGGTCCCTACTCCAACAGTTTGATAGCGTTTAATCAGCTGGCGGACTGACGTTATAGCTTCTCCAACGGTTGTTTGTAGGGCTAGCAGGGATGAAACCTCAGACATTCCGGCTCCCATCTCTCCAACCATGTTGAACATAGGTACATCGACCTCACAGGTTTCAGGACCTTGTGCTTCAAATGGTTCTGTATCCAATGGTGTAGGATGGACATGCGACATTTCAAGCTTACTCATTGCATGCTCGAGATCGAGAGCTGCAGTTCCATGTTGGTTATACGGAGCATTAATCGTTATTTGAGGAATTGAAAATTGAAAATCAGGAGCAGCATGCATCTCCACGTTAATCGTAACAAACGTGGAAACAGTATCTGGTCGTCTCAACTCATTCTCCACGTAAACCGCGAGTTGCGCGTATTCAGAAATCCAAGGTTGGCATAATGAAACTTGATTAGCTGTTATAACAGTCCCATTATCATAGGGTGCAGAAGTAGCAGAAACATGCTTCCAAGGGGTTGTGTGAAAGTATGGACATAAAACTGAGAAAGAATATCCATCCCGAATATCAATAATCTTAGTAAAGAGATAAGGAGAGGGATAAGTTGCTGTAGGATTTAAAGAGGTGTCATAAACAAGACGCAAACGACCAGAATGAAACTTAGTAGCTGCAATGTGGAAAGTGTATACAATCCCACCTCTCCACATACCAAAGTGTTCAGCAACATAACGAAGTTTTGTAGGGAAGAAGTCAGTTCCTGAGGCAACAGTGTTATAAACTCTACAGTCCGGTGTAACAGGAAAGGAGCGCAATTTTGTACCTTGTAGAATTGAGGGATCCCATACAAAAGTATCATAAAAGTTTGGTCTACTAATAAGATGCATTAAACTCATAGTATCCTCTTCTGTATTTCCAAAGGCGAATGATTTAGTCCCTTGATCTACAGAGGCACCTAGCTTGAAGGCATTGGACGTGCCATCCACATTCTGCGGCTGACCGAAAGGTGTAATAGCAAGGCGGTTGTGGTTTGGTTCAGCATTAGGTTTCGAAAAGCCCATAGCACGAGCAACATTACCAGCAGCACGCAATGCGAAAGTCGCTTCCGGAGCAACAGCAGACATAAGTGGAATAGCAGCAAGTTCTTGAGCTAGACCCGAGATAGACCCAGTGGACGTATCATGGCGTTCTTCAATTTCAGAGGTTGTTGATGGAGAAGATACATTGGGAATAGGTCCTTGAGCAGAAAATCCATTAGAGGCACCAAAAAGTTTTATATCACTGAAGGATAGATATGGAGTTAGATCACAAGAGGAACCTGCAGCAGCTGCGGCCAAGGGGATATAAGATTGAATAAGGAAAGCCCCCCAGTTTGCTGTTGGATCAGAAAGATCAATGAAGACATTAGGTCCCACGTATGGTGCAGTAATTGATATCTCGGATTGAGTAGATATATTACACAATTTACGAGGGAGGCCACTAGCAAAAGGTAAAGAAAGGAACGTATTTCCCGTAACCCAATTGAGTGGAGCATATGTCGTAGGTTCGTATCCAGTATAAAAAGGAGCGAAGATAGTATGGAAAATTCCAGCTTGGAAAGGTTGCGCGTTGACAACCACTCTAAGAGTAACTTTAGCAGAAAAACCATAAAAACCCGATAATTTCTGGCGAAAAAGCAAGAAATTGGGGTCAGTGCGGAGCAAAGTGAGCACGTCAAGTGTTGCAATAATGGATCCAATAGACTGGTTTGAAAACGAGATAACAGGTAAGCGAATGGGTCGGGATAAGAAATCAGAGATGGCATGATTCTCTTCCGTATTGGGATGTAGAGTTTCAAGAAGTTTATCTAGTTCTTTAGGGCGTAGGTATTCTGCGGTTTGTACTGCGCCATCAGAGACAAACCCGACTATATCTTGTTGCTGATGAGATTTGTCCTGACCAAGTAGCGTTGAGTTTGATTGACCCGACACTGCGAAATCTGGAGTTGATGATGAGATATCAGCTCGGGATGAAGTAATAGGTATATTTTGACGATTCATTGTTAAAATTTGCGTTAGCTCACATCCGTGAAAGCGGCTGAGCATAAAAGCCATTTAAAAGGCCCATAGCGATATAATCTCGCGCAACTTCCCATTGCATAATGGGAATGTCTCGCCCGATTCCGCAAAGAGCCTTTCTTATCTTGGCCGACCATAGCTCATACGTATCCTTATCATGATGATACAATTCGCTCACGGCAACTTCACAATTATCGATAGTGGCTTGTTCCACAGAGGTATAAGTGGTGGACACCCAATTTGTCATTTCATAAATAGAAGACAAAGCAAGAGGTGCCATTACCCGATCGGTTCTTGTACACTTTATAAATCCTCGCTTTAGAAAATCACATTCCTCCAATGGACGATATTTGGCTATTTGCTGCCCCTTGTGCTCATCCGTATAGGACATTCCTATTTTGGAGAATTGCTCGGCTATTTTCGCAGCATCAATACGCTGCCGGAACCGTCCAGCAACAGCTAATATATGATCATCTCCATACCCAACGAGCACAGCAGAGGAATTAAACTCCGTACAGGACCCAACAATTTCAGTCCATGCATACCGGAAAATAAGATTCAAATAATCCGTATTTGTGTCGACAGTAGCTGGGTTTCCACTCGGTTGCCCATGCGTAATTTGATAAACATGATCCGAAACCAAGTGTTTACTATGAATGATGCAGTCCCACATAGTACGACGGATTTTCGCATTTTGAGCCCCATCATTATACCAGGTATTGATAATTCCCACAACGCGATCAAAAATCCAAAAATTCACAGTCCCATCAAAGTTTGAAAAATCACCTGCTATCATTGCATCACCATGCCGTTGCAGATGTTTTGCCAATTTAGTCCACTCGTCGGAATGAGCGTCAATACCAACAGCACTCCCATTGTAAATTTTGGTGCGGTGTTTAAACGCAAGGTAACCACAAAAGTATTGTCGAAATGCAATGGAAAAGTGGAGAGGACTAGCAGCAAAAGCTCGAGTTTTTTCTTGACGAATCCGATCCATATCGCGAATTTCATCTTTCAATGTATCCACGAAAACTACCTCTGGGACTTCGCCTCGAGAACATTTTGCCACCAAATCATCCACATCACTCCGTAATTGCTTACATTCAACAGTGTCAAATTTCCATTCATCAGAACCAAGCCACTGTGTTTTACCTTTAGACTTTGATTCAAAGCAATACGGATATCCTGCACCCTTCGACCGCTTCAAAGGGGGGTAATATTCGTCTCCTTCAATACCGCGACAGGCCTCCTCAAAAGACAAAATTCGCGTATCTCGCTCTAACTTTGGGAAAGATGACAATAATTGCAAATAGCTATACTCAGCCTGGCATAAAGATGCTACATTAACCAGGGTGTTATCGCCACAATATTTTGAAATTGCACGAATCATTGGACCATTCGGAGTCATGGGATGTTTAATAACGGAAGGAGCACTATTAGTTTCCGCCACCTGCCCGAATATGGCAGAGAAGGTCTTCTTGGAACGAGTTGGTTGGAAAATAGCTTGGCGAGTCTTACCAAGATATATATAATTTCCTTCCAGGGGGAAGTCACCTTTCTCACAAATTTCATATGTTGTTGCCTCAGATTGAAATCGTTGATCTCCAACGAGTTTTACTATATCCTCTGCGCAGATAAATGAGAAGCATGTTGTTCCCTCTCGACCACCGAAGTGAAATCCGCACAATTTGCGCGTAAACATATCATTTGCCAAGATATAGGGCGCCCCGCAATCTCCTGCAAAGGAGGACATTGCAGCAACCGCACTCTGAGGATATGTTTTAACACCATCTTTAGTGTTTAATTCGGAGTCTTCGCGGCGCATAAACCACCCTTCTCTCATAAGGGGAATTCTCTTAGTAACACCTTCATATGTTGCCAATAGTAAACGTGTGGATATATCAATCTTACCAATGTCCTTGGCAGTAATCATATGTTTTGTCAAATCAGATCCCAATGGTACAGAATCAGGGACATCTATCATCCAAAATTCCGTATCATGGACAGCTCGCACAATAGACTGCCGCTTTACCAGCATTTCAATTGGCATCTCATGAAGGCCACCTCCTGCCATTGCACTTAGAGTCAAAAAAGTGCGTGACCGAGAAATTTGCTTGGCTTCTAACCAAGATTCCGTCTCGTGGAGAAACAGACGCAGAGCAATCATGTAATGCTTATTCATCAATGCTTTGTGACCTTTCAAAACACATATTTGACCCAAATATGTTGATCGTTCAGCATCCGAGTCTAATGCTCGGGTAACCACTTGCAAGGCATACATTTGCTTCTGTACCTTCCGAGCCAATTCACTAGCCTGTGACGATGCAGGTCCCTCAGGTTTTGCACCATCTAAAACGTTAAGAGCAGCACCACATGAGGATTCACAGTTACTACGCCTCTTGCGCCGGGATTCCACATCGGGGCTAGACCAACTCATTTCTGTAACATTGCGTTGTTTCCTACGAGCTTCCATATCAGGTTCAGAATATGCAGCTTCAGTCAAAACACGCTGCTTACGGCGCGCTTCAACATCAGGATCAGAAAGAGCCATTTCCGCCTCAACAAGCTCATTCAATCGATGTTGAGCCATTGTAACTTTTGGTTCGGACGAGAATTCCTGCACCAACTTTTTCAAAGGAGCTTCACATTCATTCAAAGGTTCTTCAACACACATATCCAGTAGACGTTGTTCGCTAATCATATTCTTCTCCATTAGTTCGCGAGTAAGTTGCTCAATCTCTGAGCACTTCTTACACACTTGGGGACCTAGTAGTGCATGGTATTTATAATGGCGCATTAATGTTCCTGCTATTGAAGGTGTAGACATAAATCCAAGGCTACGCCAAACACGCGCAGACCATGAGGCATGTTTGAAACATACTGGTTCTGCTGCAGCTTGATAAACCTTATAAGAACCATATAAAGCTCCAATAATTGCCAAAATAGGTGCACACGATGACATCATGCGTAACAAATCACAATTTGAAGATCGTGACAACTGCTCTTTAAACTTAATCCACTGCTTAACCAATAGAGCACGCATTCGTAAATTCCATGATAAGGGATGTTGTGCCCGCACCTCCCGCTGTTGTTCCTGCGTAAGTTGATTATAATATTCAATAAGTTGTGCCAAAGTGAATGGTTCCCAGAAACGATCTTCCCCTTGGTCTTCCATACGTTGAACTTCATATATAAGAGTTGCTGGATTTAAAAGGGAGCACTCTCCACGCGCATCGATTAAACTCAAATTTTGATGATAAGACATATTATCACGATGCCACTCCAAGAGACCATCTTGAGATCCCCACTGCGCATAATCGATACAGAGAGGAGCTGGCATATTCTCATGTAAATATACAGTTGCATATGCCAAAATATGGCGCCGCATAGATCTATCCAACTGATACCAGTCAGAATACCAAATAGCCATATCATGAGCTTGAGGAGTCCAGCGCTTATCGGTAGAAAAACACCCAGTTGGAAGAGGTTCCTCAGCGGCACTATGCGCATTACGTTGACGTGCAGTGAATGATTGCAGGTTTGCGGCATACTTATGAGAAATCAAAACAATAACTTGTTCATAGGTAAGTAATTCGTTACCACCCCTACGGTCCATAAAGCGATAGTGTGAATTATCTCCATCAGGAAGGGAATTAAGATCACGATAGAGCTGCAATTTTATGGGGTCCAAATGTCCTTTAATATTACGAACTTCCTCGATAATAGATGTATCGAAGATAAAATTTAAACGTCTATCAACTGCTTCCCAAGAATGTAATGAAACCGGTTTAATGACATTCAAGTTTGTTGTTAGTAGTACAAAATCTGCCGAAAACGGGTTATTAGCCTTCTCATGCAAAGCTGCACTATGCAGCTGGTAAGGGAATATATTAACAGCACGTATCAACTCAAAAAATTCAGGATTTGGATTTGATATAGAATCCACTTGCTGCCCAAAGTCATCAAAAACAACAATAGGTTGACCGGTATATCCATCCCAAAACTCCTGTTCATGGCATCGGGCATACACATACCCATCACTGTCACATTTAGGATCCCACCGACCTGATATTTTCAAAAGATCAATCTGTAAAGGAGCCATCAAAAAACTCTTTCCAATACATGTTGGACCTGCAAAAACAACACACACAGGTTCTTTCCGCATGATATGAGCGTTAGGATTTTTATTTACACACCGCTGATAAAGAGCGGAGACAGTCGCACCATATGTATTTATCTGTTCGCTCAAAACACGCTGTCCGAGATATTTTGTCCGTAGGACAAGATATGTTCGATAGAGAAGTTCAACATGTGCCGACATTTTTGCATCTCTCCCAACCTTAAGCTGGTTTGCATAAGTTAGGAGTTCCATTACTTGAGAACAAAACTCCTCAACTTCTTGAACTCGATTGAGGGACACATAATCCACACCATAGAAGTGCTTTGCAACGAATGAAACACATTCGTCAAACACATCAGCAAGTTTATCGAGCATAGCTTCCCACGTTGAAAAAGCACGACCCACCAATATGGATCGTTTCATAATTTTCTCGATATTATCACCAGATCCATTTGTAAAGTCTAGTCCAACAGTGTCACATTTGATAATTGCTGCACAAATAAGAGCATTCTTAAGAAGACCCTTCAAATCAACTGAGAGAGGACTTTGGGGTTGATAAAATCCAGAACGCCAAGTAGTCGTTAGAAAACAAGCCGCAGTTGCAGCTCCTGCTGATAGAAATGGAGAGCAAAAAGCAACAAGTCCTGAAATCACAATCAGAAAAGTTTTAACCAAAGAATTGCGCAAGCGAAACGAAGCTATGAAAACAGCACATGCCACTATAGCATAAACAGTAACATACGAGCGAATTTTCTCATAAGAAGTGCCCATAATAGTTAATAATTGTTGGGGTATTTTCGAAAATATAGATTTAAAAACTCCAAAAAGTTTATCCCATAGCGATGTTAAATCGGGAAAAGTTGTGGAAAGAAAATTAAAAATGCTTCGAAGAATAGAAGTAACAATTTCACGCGTCTTTATTCCGACACGCCAAACGGGTGATGATTGTAACTTCTCTTGAGCCCATGCCCCGCCAGAGGCAAGATGCTCATAAATATCATCAATAGTTGTTGATTCATATGCATTTCGAACGATTCGAGATGAGCGGGATGAAAAGACAGTAGCAAATGCTTGCGAAAATGATGATGTAAGGGATGAAAATGAAGGGATGTGATCGCTCAAAGCTTGAGCCTGAAAAGGTTTAAGGGGTTTGAGGGTGGACAAAACTGCCATTTTCAAAATTTAAAATAACACTTTGTTAAAAGAATTATCATAAACAATGATCTAAATATCGGTGCAATAGTTCCGAAAAAGAGAATTCACGTTTAAGTAAACGAAAACAAGGTTTCACGGTAGTGTATAGCTATTAAC